TTAAGGATGGCAATGTTATCATTGTCGGCAAGTTTAACTCCATAATTCCAAGATTCATTTACAAATAAATTTTCAACCCTTTTATCAATATAAAGTTTGGTGTTGTAAATCAATAACTCTTTTTCTAACTCGCTTCTTTCATTTGAAATTATAGTTATATCATTCACCAACTCGCAATCAATTAGCGATTGAATTAATGGCTTTATCTTGTCAGATTTCCAAAGGGTAGGGATAATTACTGAAAACATATTTTAATTGTTGTTTGCAAACTTACTATTTTTTTTTAATCTCTGACCAAAAACTTTGAACAAAATGTATTACAAGCGTATCTAAAGGTATCTAAGGCATCCGATTGTTGGGCAGGGTCGTTTCTGTCTGCCTTTTTAATTGAGCCATCTGGCAACACCGTAACATTCTCAAAGTCGAATTGTAATGGCTTTGTGTTGTCCTTATCCAATAGAACATTCCCTCTACTCAATAAGCTATTTACTAAAACTCGGTTATCCGCTAATCTTGGATTAACTACCGGCACCATCATTTGATTGTTAGATAAATTTAATTTGGCTCGAATTATCTTGTAATAGTTCATATTGTCTTGAACCATTGCTGAGGTAGATGAACCACTTGCATCGCCTGTAACCAAGTAAAGTGTGTTTCCATACTTGGTTTTAATCACATCGCACAACTCATAAATATCTGAATTGGCAAGTTTAATAGTTTCGATTACTCTTATCGTGTCAAATGATGGGATTTGTAATACTGAGCAGGAAATAGGGTTTTTGTTGAAGTCAAATGATAGTATTATCTCTAAGTTTTTTAGTATCTCAACTTTCTGCAAATGTTTATTAGGCTCAAATGCATAAGCCCAAAGCATTGTATCTAAAGTAACATCCTCCGCCAGATACTCACAATTGAAATACATTGGATCAAGTGTTGCCTTTGCTGAATCTATCTCTTGAGCATCCATAAATGGGTTGTCGTATGTTGTAAATTTCCATCCTTGCCATTCGTGTAGATACTTTTCATCGGTTGACCTTTTGAACAACTCTTTGAAATATGTCTTACCGAATTGAGGGGTAGATAAAAACCAACAATCGCCAATGTAATCTGTTAGGGTTGCTCGGATTGTTCCGTTCCAAGCTGTTTTAAGTTTCTTAGCCTTTTCGCACTCGTCAATAACCACTCGTTTATATTTTCGACCTCTACCTGAGTCGGGCTCGTCTAAACTCCACATATCAATAACACCTCCCGTTATCAATCTAATCTGTTTTAACTGTTCATTCTTCTGCTTGATGGCATCGCCAAGTATCTTTACAATGTCAATCCAAAAGTCGTTCAGGTCTTTGTATGTAGGGCAAAAATAAGCAACTGGAAATCCATCTAAGGCAGGTTCAATAATTAGTTCTTTGGCTATGGATGTTTTTCCAAATCTTCTACCACACTTCAAAACATTGAATCGCCTTTTTGTTTGCATTATCAACTCTTGGTTGATATGCCTTTTTTGAAGTTTAATTATTACCTCACTCACGAACTACTCTAATTATTCCAGTGTTTTCTTGATTAATTTTTGTCGGTGCATAATCCCCTTGCATCTTATTTAATTCGGCAATAGCGTTTTTGATGTCGGTATGGTCAGGCTCGGAAGGATATTCTAAAACTTTGCCACCAATAACAAATGGCTTTTTTACTTTCAACTTACCCTGTGCAATGTTGGATAAAATTTCCATTCTTTGAGCAGAAGTTAAAATGTTCATTTGTGCGATTTCAGCGACTTTATCCTTTTGGGCTTCCTCTACTACCTTTTTTAGATTATCTCTTTGCTCAGCGATTAAATTAGCGTATTTCTTGGCTAATTGACTGCCCTTAACCTCACTTACCTGCTTACTTACCCCTTTCTTACCGATACTTAACTTGTAAGCATTGGATTGAGTTTCGCCATTTGCTACAAGTCTTATAAACTCACTATGCTTTAATGGTAACTTCATAAGGCTGTCCGTTACGTTTTATTTTTAATGTTGGGTCGAGTTTAAACATTCTGTCAATTATTACTTGGCAATATTTTGGGTCAAGTTCCATGCCGTAACATTTGCGTTTAAGTTGGTGTGATGCTACCATTGTTGTACCTGTGCCACAAAATAAATCTATAACTGATGATTCTGTAAAATTCTCTATGAATAAACTTGGTAATTGAATGGGAAATGTTGCTTTGTGTATTTTAGCATATTCTTTTCCTTGCCTTGAATTTAATGAAAATATATTATCAATAGTACCCCTAAAATCTCTTTTACCAATAGTTCTTTTAGCTTCATTTGAAAAAATATAAACATATTCAAACCTTGAATTTAATACTTTTCTTGCCATTGCTGGTTCAGCAGTTTGTTTATCCCATATCATAACATCTGCATAAATACTTCTCAAATTGTATAAATGTTCAATTAAAGCAATTTTATTTCCTGATAAACTTTGAATATTAGAAAAAAGATAATCACTAAATAATAAAGCATTTTTAGAATAATTATCTAATAATTCAACATACTCATTACTTGTTTTATTATCATTATCATTTAAATATTTTTGCTCATTTCCATTTGGTGTTTTTCCAACATTATAAGGTGGAGAACTAAATGTTATATCTGCCTTTTGTCCGTTCATTAGCTTTGCCACTTGGTCGCTATCCGTACTATCCCCACAAAGCAATCTATGTTCGCCTATCTCAAATAAATCCCCTAATACAATATCGGTTTCAATTCCACCTTCAGGAACTGCAAAATCATCTTCTTCCGCTTCGGGTTCTTCTTTGGCAAGTTCAATTCCCCACTCAACACAAACCGCCTCCCCCAACTCCGCCTCAATCAACTCAGCATCAAACACGATGTTAGCCTTTGCAGAGGCATTATCGGCAAGTGCCATCTCTCTGCCTTGCTCACTATCCAAATCAATATCCGTTCGTTTTACTGCAATTATCTTAGTGCCATCACTTTCTATAATTTGCACATCTTCCATACCTATTGCCATTGCATTTTCAACTGACTTATTTCCTGCAATTATTCGGTTGTTTTTGTCGATTAGGATTGAACGACCTGCACCGAATTTGCGGAAGGATTTCTCAATTAGTGAGTTTCCAAATTCTGATCCTTTGTTGAAGTTTTTATCATCAGCAATTAAATCTGATATTTTAGTTGATTGTTTTGCCATACTGCAAATATACAAATTATTTAATTGTCAAATTTTAAAAGTTTTTTTTGTCAGTTTATAACCTTACTTTTTTTATTTGTTTGTCAGTTTGTTAAAAGGCATCGTTGCCAATATCTGAAAATTCATTCTTTGGGATAAAGTCCCAATTATCTTTTTTGTTTATTGGTGTGTCAAATGCTCCGTTGGGCTTTATTGGGGTTGGTGGTAGTTCAAATGCTTCTACTTGTTTCTTTTCGCCTAATATCCAATTGGTATTGTCGGGGATAAATGTATAATAGCGGCCATTGATAAAATGCCAACCTAAAGAACACATTGTGCCTGACTGTCCCCAGTGTTTAAATTTTACTTTTTGTATGTATATTTCTGTTTTCTTGGAATCATAGTTGCGATATACGGTTAATCCGTTGTGAGTTTTATTGAAGAAGTTTGCAGAGCCATTTATGTTGTAAAGGTTTGGCACTTCAAATAATCCCGTTTTTTTATCTTTCATAATCTTTGTTGGGTGGGCTACAAGAAAACAATGCACCATATTTCTTTCACAAAATGTTGCCAATATATCCAATTGTTTTGAAACATAGTGTGTTGAATCTTCATTGTGTTCAAGTTTATTCCAAGCATCAATTACAAAGGCATTTACTCCGTATTTTCTAATTAAACTTTTTACCATCCGCAAAATATCCTCAAGTTTAAAATCATTTTCGGGTTTTATGAAAAAGAAGTTTTTTGAAAAGTAATCTTTGGCCAATTCCAATTCCATTTTATTCATTTTGTAGTTTCCATCAAATGCTTTTCCTATTAATTTCTCAGCAAACTTGCTAAAGTGAAGTTCTAAAGGATAGTTTTCAGGACTGAATAAACCAAACTTCCACCCCGCACGAATGTTTAAAGATGCACAAATAAAATCTAATACTTCAGATTTACCGTGATTTGGGATGCCTGTAATTGTTGTGATGTATCCTAAATGAAATTTAAGGTTTTCATCAAATGTTTCTAAGCCTATTGTTTCGCCCTGTGGCAATCCGTTGTTGTAATAATTATCTATCTCTTCGTTTAAGTCTGTGGAGGTAAATATGCCGACTAAAGGATATTCAATTTTGTTATTTATGCTTTCCAATACTCCATCCATTCCATACTTGGCTAAACATTCATTTGCATCTTTGCAATCTTTGAACGCTACCTTTGAGCAGTTTTCAACTCCTAATCTTCTGGCAAATTCATCTCTTAAACTATTCCCGGCTTGGTCGTTATCTAACGCCAATATAAACCTTGTATCTTCATCAAATAGGTCTATGCAATTGTCTAAATAAGTAAGATTGTTTCTGCCTATTGTAGCACCATTTGGAACGCTAATAACATTTTCAATCCCACATTCAATTAATGTTAGGCAATCAATTTCACCCTCAACAATTATTATTTCTTTTTGGTCTTTTACTGCATCAAGATTATAAAAAATCAACTCAGCATCTTTTGCCAATTTGAATTGTTTGTTGCCAGTGCGATATTTTACGTTTATCAATTCACCATCTCTAAAGTAGTTAAATTGTACGGTGTTAATGTTTCCGTTTGTTTGTGGCATCCATTCTAATCCCTCTGTAATCTTTGCCTTTAAAAGTGTTTTTTGG